GTTCCAGAATTTAACAGTAGCAGTGTTGCTACGTCTGTTTAATTGAACTACATCACCATTGATGTCGTCATGTAGTTTGTGTTGAACTTGAGTACCGAGTTTGATCATGTGCTCCTTTGTTTGTATACTATTATTATAGTATCTCATCTGGTACTTGTGACATGTGAGTGTGCACTTTGTTCACTGTCACAGCATTGGTAGTTTGGTAGGTACAGATTTAATTCTCTTTTGGATCAGTGATCCATAGTCTTCATGTAGTTCACATCCATAGTAGTGTCTGTCATGTTTCAGTGCCACACTTGCTGTGGTGCCTGATCCCATGAATGGATCCAGTATTATATCTCCTTTCTTACTCCCTGCTAGTATACATGGTTCAATCAAATCAGGAGGGAAACAAGCAAAGTGTGCTCCCTTGTATGGTTTATTTGTTACTGACCAAACATCTCGTTTATTTTTCCGTTCATAAGACTTGGTAAGACCACTATGAGGTTGAAGGCCAGTGCCAGGATTATGGTACTTACCGCTTGTCCTATCTCGTTTACCCCAGTCTTGCTTGACTGGTTCTTTGATTGCTTCGTTGTCATAATAATACTTTTTGTTCTTTGATAGTAGAAAGATATACTCATGTGATTTGGTACACCTGTCCTTGACTGACTCTGGCATTGGATTAGGTTTATGCCATATAATATCCTGACGTAGATACCATCCATCTGCTCGCAATGCGAACGCGAGCATCCATGGTATACCTATCAGGTCTTTCTCTTTCAGTCCTTCTAACTTGTTTGCTCTCCTGTTACACTGTGTAGGTAGGTCTTGATTAGTCTTGCTTACTGTTTGCTTAGGTAGTCCACCACTGCCAGGTCTGTAGTTATAGTATGAGTCTCCTATGTTTAACCATAGTACACCATCATCTGCGAGTACATCACGTACCTCACGAAATACTTCTACTAGGTTGTTAACAAACTCATCTGGTGTGTCCTCCTGTCCTATCTGTGCGTCCTCACCACCATAGTCACGTAGACCATAGTAAGGAGGTGATGTCACACACATTTGAGCACTGCCACGTGGGAACTGTTTGAGTGTTTGCTTACAGTCACCAAATAATATAAGATCTACCATATCTCATCCTCGTCTGTCCATGTGTACCTGTAGCACTCTTCATCTTCCTCATCAAACTTTGACTTGTCGTACTGCATCATACGATATCCCTGCTCAGATCCAGCCCTGATACTACTGTCTCCATCATTCATAGACCACACCCACTGTAACCACTCTGTGAGTTCATGCTCAGGGAGTGTCTCCATCATATGATCTAGTAAAAATTCAAACTGAGCACGGCTTAGGTGCTTATGTTTAATTCTTGGCACGTCGTTCTTTTAATATTATGTTATGGTTGATCCACATATTGATATAGTCAGTGACTGACTCCTCAATATTCACATCATCTAACCAGAATTCTACCATATATCCTGCGTTTAGCAACTTTAGTTTACCCTTACGCTTAGTTAGATATGGTCTTCCTGCTGTAATGATATCACCATCATACCACATATCCTGTGTTGCGACAAGTACTCTGTCAGTACGGTCAAATAATATATCTCCATCTATCTTGTGTACTGTCCGAGCATAGTATCCTATGGTCTCATGACCAGGATCAGGTCCTATACAAATAGCACTGGCATTATCTGTCAGTGCTGTGAGTCTAGTCATCCCTGCCATCTTAAAGTTACAGTATGCTCCTGCTTTATACATGAGAGTGTGTGGTACTCCTGCTGTCTCACTCATCCACATGCCACTAGGAAACAACAGACACCTGTTGTGTAGGTAGAACTTATCTAAGTATGCTCTAGCTGGTACGTTGGGATCTGATCCTGTTATGCCTGTCTTTGTATATACTTTCTCTCTTACATCCTCAGAAATAGGTATGACCTTACCTTCAGGGTCATCACCGATGAACTTGAATCCTTTCTTTACGTTGTTATAATATAAAACTGTAATACCATGACCGAAGTCTTGGATCACTGCGTCACTCAACATATAATCCTTTGTCGTTACTGTACTTATACTCTTTAGGTACTCTATCTACAAACTCAATGAGCCCATCCTCGAACTGTTGTAACCACTGTCTGCCCGTAGCAACGGGATCAACTTCAGTAGTTGTGAACTCTATCAACCATGTTGGTTTAGTTACATTGAATGATTGCCAGTCAGTCACAGTGCACTTGAATGCCATGTGTCTCTTGAGTAGGAACCCTTGAACATAACAGTCCTCTGTTGGTACTATGATACTTCCTTCTGTCTCTGGTTTAAATCTACCACTTGTCTCAAACTTATATACTTTCCTCTGATAATTCTTAGCATCCATAGGTCCGACGCACACTGAGGATCCATCCTTCACGACTGAGGTCAGTCTACATACACCTGGCATTTTAAACTGTGAGTATGCTCCTGCATGATATAACAGACTATGGTCAGGCATATTTAATGCATCTGTTCTCCACTGTGATGTGAATAATACTGTCCTGTGATGCACTGTAGCCTCATCATAACCATACTTACGTAGCAATGTCTCTGCTGCTGCCACCTTACCACTAGGGTTCTTGGTTATCCAGTCAGCTAACAAGTCAAAGTCTGGTTTCACCTCTGTAATATCAGGGTCATTACCAAATATTTTCTTACCTTCACGTGCTGAGACACATGACAATATCTCAAACCCATGCTGCTCAGTCTTCTTACCGAACCCATAGGCTGCTATGTCATATGATTTGTTCTCACTGATATCATACATTAGCTATTCAACTCTTTCATTAAGTTTTCAAATTGGAAGTCGAAGTCATCTTCGTGGAATATAGTTGTGATCCTAGTCTCTGTGAGTAGTGGATCAAAATGATTAGCAGTCTGTTTGTGCATCTCTGTTAGATGTGACTCTAACTCGGTTGCAGTGACTGTCTGTTCCTGTGACCTGATAGTATTACATGATGTCATCTGTGTTGAGCTGTCTGACTCTAGATTCTTCTGTAATAATACTGCATCGAATACAAGTTTTGCTATCTGTAACCTCACTGGTTCAGTAGCATTGAGATTCCATGCATCAATAATAATATCATCTGGTTGAGTTGTGAGCTCACTGCAGTTAACTGATACTATGATCTGTTTTGTTGTGTCGTCTACCTCAGTGACAGTAAACTTTACAGAGTCTGCACCGTATACTTTAAACTGAGGTTCTTGTGTTAGTTCTGATTGTGCCATTGTTATCCTGATGAACGACCCCTACGGTCTCCTGTGCTGACCCATGAGTATACATAGGACGCTCCATCTATATAGTTCCCACTGTTACCGTTGGAACCTGAGTTACCACCTGATGCATTCTGACCAGGATTTCCACCCTTACCACCTGCATTGGATCCGCATCCATTTCCTGATCCACCGTTACCACCTGAGTTGTAACTACCATTGTTACCACGCTGTCTGCCAGAGCCAGCAGGGATACCAGCTCCACCGCCACCTCCACCACCTGATGCAGGGTTGTAGTTGTAACCAGTTCCCTGTCTGTAGCAGTTCTTACCGCAGTTATAGTTGTAATAATATGTTCCTACACACTGTCCATTGTTACCACCACGGCCACCTCCACCGCCTCCCCACATCTGTCCATTGTTCTCAATGAACACACCTGTGCGAGTATATAATGCTGTGCCAGCTGACTGTCCACCACTACCTATGTTACCACCATTACCACCATATCCTGCGATTCTACAATTACTGTTGACTTTGATATACACACGTGAGTCACTACCAAAGTTACCTATGTTAATGCCAGGATTACCACCCTGTTTACCTGTGACGTGTATCACACCACGTATTCTATCGCCATTATTATATGTACGACTGAGTGATGGTGACTGATACCCACTGGTAGTTAACCATGTGTTTAAATTAAATGTGGAGGTACGTGTACCATCTAGAGTGACATAGAATGTAAATACATTCTCTGCATCATGATACTTACGCCATGAACCACCAGATTTAACATATGCTTGTTTGACTGTACGCCATGAACCACTGTGTCTGACCGATAGTTGGTCGACCCATCGCCATGTGCCACCAGATTTTGTACGTGAGTGCAGAGTAGGACTGAGGTAGTTCGCTATCCCTGCATCATAAGGTAATGCCATAATTTAATATCTGTACCATACGTCTCCGTTACTACCACCACTAGGGTTGTTAGTAGAGACTGTTCTTGATCCGTATGCGTTGGATCCTGATCCTATTGTTAGTGTCAATGTACCTGTGCTTGCGTTAAGACTGATACTTGAACCTTGGTTGCTGACTGCTAGTGATCTTACACCAGTGTTTGCTATTTGTATACTATTTGTACCATTAGTAACACTGATACCATTACCCGCACTAATATTTGCTAGTGCGAATCCACTTGATGAACCTATAAGTAACTGACCATTAGATATGGATGAGGTGTTTAGACCTGTACCACCATATGTCCTGTTAATTATACTACCTTGCCATGAACCTGTTCCAATAGTACCTACTGTACTCAAAGAACTGGCTGATGTCAAGTTGCTTAATGTATCTATAGCACTCTCGATAGTCGCTTCAGTCGTAGAGTCTATACTATCAATACCTTTTAATGAACATGTACCACCACTGTCTGAAATAACATTTGTTGATCCGACTGTGAGGTCACCACCACCAATAGTAAAGTCACCACTCAATGATAGTTCATTGTTAATGGTTGTAGTACCACTGCTAGCACCGATTGATACGTTGGTTGCTGCTCCACCTATGCGTAGTGTGGTTGCTGTAGTATTGATTAGGTTGAATGTACTCTGGTTAGTTGTGATGTCACCACCATATACTGCCACGTCATTCGAGAATGTAGCCTGATTGGTTACTGCTAGTGTACCACCTAGTGTTGTAGCACCTGTGCCCACTGTCAGTGTACCAGTTGACTGTATGTCAATGCCTAACCCATTCACGAGTTGAATGTCACCTGTTGCGTCAGAGTTACCTGCTCCACCTGTAATTCTAATATTACCTGTGTCTGTTAATCCTTGCTTGACCCAATAGTTACCATCCCAGTACCATCCTAGATAGGTACCACGTGTAGGTAGTTCTAATAGTTTCCAGTCACCATCGTTTGCTGATCCAGAACCAGGCGATGATCCTACAACGTCAATGTTTTTACTTGACTCACCTGTTTTACCGACTGTGATGTCAGCACACGTGATTCTATCATTAACTGTAGTCTCACCCTGTACAAGGAACTTACCTTTAAATTCTGTTGTTAGAGTATTACTCTCAATAGTTATCTTATCCCTGACGATTATCTCATCAAATGTAGGACGTAAGTTTGCTGTCTCACCAACAACTGATAACACTGGAGTGTCTAGTGATTCTTCCTCACCTGTAACTGAACTGATCTTGGTGTTACCTATGAATAGGTCACCGTTACTGTTCAATCCAGAGTAGAATGCGATACCACCTTCTTCCTTCTGTGACTGTGCTAGTAGTATCTCATCACTTGTAAGAACTCTGTTCTGTACTGAAGGTAGACCAGTTGAATAGTTACCTGGTCCGAAACCAACGTATTCAAATGTGTGGTTACCTGATCTTAAGATACTAGGTCGTCTAACCTCTAGGTCTGTACCACCTGTACTGTTCAGTGGTATCATCCTTAGTGCTAGGTTTATTTCCTCTGCATCACCATCACGTGCTTCTAGTGTGATGAAGTTAGCACTGGCTGGGTCAGCTGATGCATAGTTTGTGTAGTTATTCTTCTGCTCTAGGATGTAGTCAGATACAACCTCACGTGTGATTGAGCGATCAAGTGCTTCAGCTCCAGTATCATCACTGGTAGTAACAAGTCCAACAATAGTATTAGATGCTATTGATGTTGCCTTGAGTGGATCTTCAGTTGGGTTATCCTTATCTAACTGAGGATATAGGTTGTTGATATTCTGAGAGAACGCAAAGTTACTGAGGTTACCGTTGGATGGACTGATCTTACCATTTAACATGGTTAGATAGTAAATACCATTCTGTGCACCTGACTGTAGTGTCTGTACCTTCTCAATATCGTAGATATAATATACTTTTTCGTATGACTGACCAGTAGCAACGTTACGTGGTTGAATAATATAACCGTTGATTGGGTCTCTTGATAGAACTGAGCTGTCTACCACATATCTCATACGATATGTTCTGTCTCTAGATGACCTGTTGTCAGGTATCCTCATCATATATGATGCACCAGTGAATAGTGATGTATCGTAGAATGCTTCGTTACCTAAGTGATAGTGTACACCATAACTTGTGTTGCTACTTGTTGCTGAAGTAATTCTTACATACCAACAGTTGAGTTCGCTATCGTACTGTAGTGGGTGATTAGGGTCACCAGGTACGAACTGCTGTGTAGTGATGTTAGTGAAATGTACATCAGCTACAGTCTGTGATCCTGTTGGTGTGATATTAGCATAGTATGTCTGAGGTGTAGAACCATTGATCAATGAAACATATAATACGTCATTGATACGTGCACCAAGGTTATAACCCTGTAGTTTGTATGGAGGTTTAGTTGCTTCTGAGTTATATCCATAGAGATATAATCTTGTGTCTACATCTCCAATGTATGACCATGTGACTCCACCGTCAGATCTGGCAAGAGGTGCGGTGCTCCATGTGGGAGGAGTAGAGCCAGTAGTACCACCATTAACAGTATAATACGCTTTACCACCATATACTACACTTGTGTTAGCTGGAATTGTTGTTGAGGTGTTCCATGTGGGTTTACCTGTACCCACTGTTCTACTACTATTATATTTTATCTTCTGTACGTCAAGTGCTATGTAACCAACTGGTATCTCATCAATCGTACCGCCATACACTGAGTATGAACCAGCTGTACCACGATATCCTCTGTTGAGTGTCAGTGTGCCATCACTTGCTACGCTTGAAATCTGATATGATTCTACTGCATCCTCAGCACCAATACGTATGAATTGATCAGCAACCAGTCCATGAGTGTTGTTAGCAGGAGAGGACGTGACTGTCCTATTGTTCAGCTGAGTAGTGAATGTGTATCCATTTATTAATGCATATGTCCTCGTTAGTTTCTTAGGAGGAATGATATGTGTGACCTTACCAGCCTTATCCTGTGTGAACGGTAGGTTCTTAAATCCCTTCGCTCTTAGAGAGCACGATCCGAAGTTAGAGTTAGAGTTTGTAATTGACTGGTCGCCACCGCTAAGGGCAACGAAATGATCAGCAAAACCAACAGCGAAAACAGAAACTGCCTGAATAACTGCATCGTTAGAGCACTTAACGTGGAAGTTTCGGTACGTCGGTCTGTATATACTGTCGCCATCTGTATGATTACCTTGAATATAAGTTGATCCATCCCATTTGATGAATGCGTTGTCATCCTTCTGCAGTGATACTCCAGTGAACTGAGCAACAACCATAGATTTGAATCCAGTTGCCTTAGCACCATCAGCATGCATACCACATGTACCCCATGTTGAACGTAGGGATATGTTGAATATGTATGGTGACGCTGAGTCAACGTTATCAATCTCAACTCGTACTGTAGAACCAGTAGCAGTTGGGTTGTTAGCAGGAGCAGCCTGATTAGGGTTCTTTATTATGTATCGGAAGGTCGTTGTGGTTGGTACTTCTGTAATAAAATATGAACCGTTAAATCTACTAGCCACAGACCCTGAGACACCTTCGATTTGAACTGGGGTTCCGTTAGAAAATCCATGAGGGGTTGTTGTTGTTACCTCTGCTGTTGTAGTATACACACCACTGTTGATATAGTCAGTGACTATACTACTGATAGTAATAGGACCTGAGGTATTAGGACCTACAATTCTGTTCTCCTCGACTCTCTTCTGGAACTCATCTGCTGAGGTTACACCAGTAGTGTCAGGGATATCATCAAATGCTCTTGCTACTTTCTGATAGTATAGATCTAGGTCAGTGATAGTAAGAGCGTTACCAGATGTGTCATTAACACTGCTCAAAACATTTTTACCATCAGCATACTCAAAGCAACACAATTTGTGGTGAGAGTAAGTTGGAGGTGTAGATGCTGTTGGTTGAGCTGGGTCTGTGTACACACCAGTTTTAGGACCATCAAAGAATGAGAACTGCCAGAAATAACATCCACCAGTAACTCTGAATATTGCTGATCTTTCGATTGATCCTGATTCTGGATCAGGAATATATAATGGTTTTAGTTTGGTCTTTCTAAGATCCATACCCACGAGGGATGTACCTCTTGGGATGATGATACCACCTTCTACTGAGTTGAACTTATAGAGTAAGTTGTCTGGGTTAGGTGTACCATCTGAGTTCTGTAAATCTAAATCAGAACTAGAGTTTAATATGGGTATATCGTCGTCTATAAATGCTTGCCCTGTGGTATTTGTGCCTGGTCTGTTGTCCAGTACATATTCAGAGGGATATAATACTATAGTAAATGACTCGAAAGCATCGTTGAACTGTCCAGTACGATATGAGAATCGTGCTGACTCAACCAGTGCTCTTTGTATTGACTTGAATGGTCTGTTAGGACTATTACCTCTATTATCAAAAGAATCCGATGCATCAAAATCGTCTGGGTTGACGTAGATACAACGGCCTGTCTTCGAGGTAAAGACATTCTTTAGTCTTGTTAGTGCCATTTAATTAACTAATAGTTACGCTTTCTTCAAATCCTATAAAATTAAATGCTACGCCAGCTGACGCACTTACATATAGATTCTGCCACTGTTCAAGTACCAGACCTGTCAAACTCACTTCAGAATTGTTTGGAATTGGATATGATTTTAAGATCTTGTTCTGATCATTACTATAGGATACACCTGAGATAATAACCTCTGGTTGACTACCCTCGTTCTGCTTCCACTCAGCAGTCACAGTGGCACCATTTTGCCCACTATTATATAATTTCACTGTTGCTAGTGAAGGTAACCACTCATAACCTCTTGATGAGATTGATAGTTGTCCTGCTCCACCGATACCAGATACCATTTGGTTAGCTGGTTCTGTATAATATAATGACTTGAGATTATTGATTACAGTATCATTCTGTATCAATAACTGACCCTGTAGTCTGTCATAGAATATGACTCTACCACTGGTTCCTACATATGAATCAGTAATAGTACCACTTCCACCACCAGCTCCTGCTAGTGTCATTGAAGCAATAGTTGTTGGCCATGACCCTGCGGGTTGTTCATACCACACCTTGAGGTTAGCAGCGTCCCATGCGATGCACTTTGCTGTCTGTGTACCCGCAGGTCCACCAGTAACAGTCAACACTTCGCCAGGTACATATGCTGTACCGTTGTGACCTGAGATAATAACATATGAAGATGTTACCTTTGAGTTAGGTACAAAACTAAACTCCGAGAAGTTTGATACTGTAGGACTCTGTGAGCCAGGAACAGCAAACTCAATCTGTTCTGTATAATCTTGAATAGCAACGTCTACGGTTGCTGTAGCACCAGTCGTATTCATCATCCTGAGTGAACCACTTGTGAGTGTAGCACTAGGAGTTGTGTACATAGGGAAATCAGCACGTACTAGCCCGTTAGGATTAGTAGCGGGTTCCACATATGCATTAGTATATTTTGTTGTAGCGGACTGATATGACGCTAGTACACCATTTGCCATTGAATTTTAAGAGTAAGCGTGGAAAATAACTTTTGTTCTGCTAGTAGCAGAGATTGTGTCAGCAGTAATTGTTTGGACTGCACCATTGAGGTCAGTTAACTTTAATCGTTTAGCATACACTGCACCACCGATCTGGTTGACTGAATCTGTTTCAGTAACATAGAAGTCTCCATCTACATTACTATCACCTGAGACATCAAATCGTTTAGCAGGAGTCTTGTTGATACCCACCTGACCATCTGAGTCAATAATCATCTCAGTGGTACCATCAAATTTGTTGAACCTCATTGGAGTAGCATCTAGTCTCCTCTGAAGTACAAATGATGATGAGTCACCACCAATTAATTGACCACCTGTAAAGTATATATCTCCTCCGACTTCGAGCTTATATGCACTAGGAGTGATACCTATACCTACACGATCATTTGTATCATCCAATATGAATGTACCGTTATCAAAGTTGACTGATCCAGTTGTAATTAAGTTACTGACTGAACCAATCTCACTGATCAAGTTAAGGTTACCTGTGTGGATAATCTCGTTACTTGTCTGTGTGGTATTAGCATGGTCATATGTCCTGTACTGTAGTCCACCACCAGAGGTTGTGAACTGAATAGTAGCAGCAGTGTAGTCTTGTCCCCCTGCGTTGATAGTAACAGATGCTAGAGCACCATTGATTACTACAGGAGTTACGACAGCATCGGAACCATCACCAAGTATGACTGCTGTCATTCCCTGTGATATATTGGCACCTGCATTTGTGATAGTGAAACTATCTACAGCACCGTTAACGATGTTGACTGTTACATCAGGCATAGTATATGCGATACTCGCTACTCTAATACCATATGTGTAATTGGTAGATGCGTAGTCTGTATCTCTATCATAATACTGTAAGTCAAGAACTCTTGACGCTGAATCAGTAGAGACTGCTAGGTCTGCTACGTCTCTTCCTGCGTTGGTGTCCTGACTTGTATCAAAAAACTTTAACTTTTTATATGTCCCAGTACCACTCGTCTGATTGATAGTTATGTCATCAGTCGAGGTTGTCGCTGCGTTTATTGTTACTGGGTTGTTTGCTGTAAGGTTAGCGTTGAACGTAGATACCGCTGCGACTGTAACTGTATCGTTATTGTCTGATCCTAGTGTGCTGTTACCATCAACCTGTAAGTTACCAGATAATGTAAGGTTAACACCTGTCAAGTCACCTGTGAATATAGGTGATACAAGTGTCTTACTGGTAAGTGTCTGCGTTGATGATACAGTTACGAGAGTATCAGTCTCAACTCCTGCGTCAGGGAAAACAAATGTCCTAGTTGTCCCTGTGGGTAGTTGTGTGGCAGAAAATTTTATTATCTTACTGTTGTCTGAACTGTTAGGTACAGTAAATACAGAGTCATTGATAGCAATGGTAGAGTTGAATCTAATCAGACCAGTACCTAGTGCCTGTAGTGTCAGGTCTAAGTTAGAGTCTGCTGAGTCTCTAGCAGATAATACAAGTGAAGTAGATTGCTTCTCAAGTAATAGTTTGGAGTCACCGAGTGATATGCCCAGTTCACCTTGAGTTGTTGAATATAAACCAGTCGCTGTCTTCTGGTCAAATGCTAGACCAGGCTGGTTCTGTGATCCACCAGGCACAGCCTTGAATATGGATCCTACTTCCGTCTTTTTATTAGTATCTACTGGGTCTGAGTTATCAAGTAACAGAAGGGTATCTGAAGGTGATACTGTTGTCAGTAGAGTTAGGTCTGATATCTTACGAGTTGCCACACGTATCCCTACATTAAGTTCTCCATTTATTTATACGTCTTATCGAAGACAAATGGTCCGTAACGACTGCCCCATGTCTGTTTTCCCTCTTCATCGTATCCTCTGTCCACCACTGTGTACTTATCTTTCTCCAATATTGCCTCAGATCTGAGGTATCCTTCGTTAACCCACACCTTTTTAAAGTTACGTCCAACATACATGTCACCGTCCTTGAGGAAGTGTATATCTGCTACTGGGTTGAGTGCTATGATCTCTCCATTTCTCTCTACTATCTCTATCTCCTTACGTCTATACTCTTTATTATTATACTTATATCTCTGGTGTGATAGGAACTTATTACCCTCTGTCCTCTCATGTGTCAACAGTACATGAGCATAGTAAGATGGCCAACTGGATGCCTGTCCCCAGTTGTTAAAGTCTCCTTCAAACCACTCTAAAAATTCTTCAAGCATTGAACTTGATCGCTAACGTGAACCTATACATTGGAGCAGCAAACGACTGCTGTCGTGCTGAGTGTGGTATGGTGCTGTCAAATATAATTATTCTGCCAGGTTTATATGGGCAGCAGTATTCTATTTCTTGTGCGTCATCACCTAGTAGTATAGTCTCACCACCCCACTCATGCTTCCACTCTCTATTCATATAGTATAGCAATGTCTTGTCACCTTTGCGTGAACTATCACAATGTACATCAGGACTCTCACTGTGGATACCGCAGTTGACATATGCTTTCTCTACATTAGGAGGTACATAGTCGTCAAGGAACCCTGCGATACCATCAGTAAAGAAGTTCTCTACCACCCATTTCTGATCCACATATGATATTGGTTTCTGTGTCTTTATATCCTGTACGTCAAACTTATTACTACCTGCCAACTGATATGGCAGTGTACATGCTTCAACATATAATCTGATCTGTTGCTGTGTGGGTATGAGGTCATCAATGATGGTCACCTCACCATTAGATAGTTTCATCGAAATTTTAAATTGAATCCAATACTAATACGATCTGTCTCTGACTCATTCTTTTCTACATGATGTCTCACATGAGCAGGAAAGATCAAGCACCTACCAACTGTAGGATGAACCCACATTGATTCGTGGTATCCATTCTCCTCCTTTACCTCTGTGTCTAACTTCCAGTTATATCTAAATCTTGCGTTCTCGTCTTCAAATACTATGTCACCACATTTAAATGGAGTCTGTAAATACAAGACACCAGAAAAGTCCACACCCAAATGAGTGTGTGAGTAATTGTAATCGCCAGTTTTATTAACACTCGCCCACATGCTATTAATATAGAATGGAGCACTACTCAGATTTTTCATTGAGTGTGCTATGTGAGCATATATCAGTAGAGAATATTCAAGAAATGATTGCTGTTCGTGTAAGTTATATTCCGAGTGCCATCCTGCTGAGGATGAGTTACCTTCATGTGTGGTACTGTGCTCATGATATTGTTTAACCCAATCAATTAGTTCAGGTTTTACATCAAAGTCACTGAATAACAGTGGTGTCGGAAATAACGAAACAATCATTCTGTAGTCTTTTTCAATCTTTTACGTATCATTTTCGCATAGGCAACCTCTGCGGGTGTCCATTGCTTTTTATTCTTAATAAGTTTTTTGGCGGTCTTTCGGATTGATTCCGAATTTTCCATGTATTCTAGTATCGTTTTGGTATTTTGTGATATGGTGAGTCATCACCATCATTGAATAGATCGTCATTGATTTCCTCAAGGAGTACATCAAGTTCAAATCCTTCTTCTATGAGGTAACTGCTACCTCTATATAGATCCTCGTTGGTAAAATGAGGTTTCTCTTCTGCTTTCACTACGTCAGCAAGGTTGTTAGGAACTTCCTCTTCATCAAATGAAAAGGGTATGCCATTTATAAAGTATACTTTACATACACCCACTCCGTCAAGTGTACGAAACTCTTTGTGTAGTTGTGTTATCTCTTCCATAAAAAATCAAAAGGGCATTTGTTCTCTGTCTCCTCTTCCTTCCTCAATCTTTGTTTGATGAGGTTCCATGAGAAGTTTTTGTGCCAGTCTTTGAGCCACAAGCTTTGTAGTTGTCGCTTAAGCACTTCTTTAGGGATGGATCGCTTTTCAAGAGTGAATTTGACATCTCTTGTTCTTTGGCTAGAGAATCTAACATAGCAAAGCGGGGATCCTTTTTCGATCCAGATGTTTGAGTCATAGTTCTTTACCGTGAATCCTAAGTTGATAGGTCGTTGCCAAACAGATATAGGAAATGTACCAGACACTACGTCTAGACCCTTCCTTGTCATATCGGGGTGTTGAAACTGTTCAATCCATACGTCACTGTCCTCTGTCCAAAAACAGTAACCTTGTTTGAACTGTACCTCTGGGTGTGTACCGTCCAACCAACCATCACCTAACATGAAATACTCATCGAACACATCTTGTCCAAGATTAGTTTCTAAAAGTTTCTCAGTAGATTTATATATGATACCAAGTGGGAAGCATTGCTTCATGACCCATGTATTCTTATAATATTCTTTGAAAGCAGGGCACTTGGAGTGTCTATAGTCAGGGTCGTATTCTTTGAGAGCAGGAGTTGGTTCCTCAAAATAATCCTCTGGAAAGAAATCGAGTTCCCCTTCATCAAGGAAACTCTCTTCACTTCCACCCATCACATAGTTGTAAAATATTTTTTTAGTCTTCATCTAACGCTTTGTCGAGGTCAGCATCAAGTTGTTCTTGCTTGGATGCTCTCGCTTCTGTTTGTTGAGCGAATGACTTGCTGACCTTACGTTTGTCCACCTTACGTGGTTTTCCTGCCTTGTTCTCCTTGATGATAGTAATAGCATCACCAACCGTGGCAATCTCTCCTGCCTGTTCGTCTCGAATCTCTACACTGAAGCATTCTTCGAGGAACATGACTAACTCAACCATGTCAAGTGAGTCGAGCATGAGGTCGTTCTGGATGTCACTATCCCACTTAATTTCAGTGTCTAGTTCTTCCACCCTTTCACCTAAAGTCTCAGCAATAGCGAGTGCTGCTACATTTAATAGCACTTCGTCTGTCACTGGTTTAGGGGCACTACGTAAGATGTCTTTGATCTTGTGATACGTTGCCGAATGTGACATAATTAATACTTGTAAGTTACTTCATTTACTTGGCACGTTGCTCTGACGAATCCCAATACATTTTGAAATTCCTCTGAGTCATCACATACAAGAGTTTTAACCTCTGAGGTATCACTAATGAGTGTGAAGGTACGTGCGGGGATGTCCACTACGCATTGTTTTAGAAAGTCTGTTTCCATGGGTCATCATATAAATCACTATCCTTAGTATAGGGTAGTGGGTACGCATTCGGAGTGGACATTGTGCCACTATGACATCTGGCATACTTAATGATGTCATTGGCATAGTGCTTGATGTCCTCCAGATTAGCATGGATCTCCTTATAGATCTCCATAGCATTCTTCTGGTTGGGCACTCCTTTAACTTTCTCCTCTATGTAGTTTGCTTTCTCAGCGTCAATAAAATCAACGAGAGTTTTAGCTTGACTAGAAGATATGGTCATACCAAACATTTGGTCTGTTCCTTTACTATAGTACATTCACGTCAGAATGTCAATTAAGGTATATACCGTTATTACATGTAATTCTATATTCGGAATTTGCAGACATACTCGCAGAGCCTGAAGCACTCATTGTAAAATCATTTGTGTTTATCTTTGCGTCTGATCCTTTTGTATCGAGTTCCCATCCTGTTCCTGAACTCTTTGATACTTCCATACCATCGGGTGCACCACCCTCGATACATTCAATATTTTTGCCATGGGTCACTGTCTTAGCACTGCCTTGGACTTCTGTAAAACTGTTTCTACCAACGTTGTCGTACTGACAACCTTTGACGTTGAATCGGAGATCACCCGCTGATTCTAAAGCGAACGTTCCTCCTTCTTTATCCATTCTAATCACACGGTTACCGTTGATAACCTCTGTTAACTGACCACCAGCTGCCATGTCTAGGCGTTTAAAGGTGCATCGTTCGTTAATAGAGTTGGCAATGAATCTGATTTCGTTATCGGCATTGACACCTATTCCAGATGCTGAATCTATGGCGATGTCGCCACACTTTAATTCATATCTACCGTTAACCTTATCAAATCTGTCACCCTCTACCTCTGTGTGTAAGTTTCCTTCCACGTTGAGGTGAGCATCACCGATCACTTGAATGATAAGTTTGTCCTCTTTTTTGTTTTTACCGACCTTGAGGGTGGTCGTTGCGTCACTATTTAGGTGTAAATCTCTTGCACTGATGATATATGTGTCTTCTTCTTCGTCCATTTCAACGATAGAACCAGTCTTACCATTGATAATACGTATCCTTTCACCATCCTCTGTGTTGTCAAACTCCAGTACATGACCCGCTGAGGTCACTGTTACCCAGTTCTTTGGATAGTTCGTAATGTGTTGAGGATTTTCATTCTCTTCACTACTACCATCAAATAGTTCTGTATTAGATGTGTCCTGTCTAGCCATTGTGTCCTACGCAGTCGATGTATGATTGAGATTCAAATATCTCAGTAAATTTAGTAGGTCCTACGTACTGATATGTAGGTACTATCTCAGCACCGAAACCTTCTGAGTCTACAATGCGAGGTTTAACAAAACCAAGAGTCTTGGTCGTGATAGTAGGTGTCAAGAGTCTACCCTTGTCATCAGTTGAGATATCACCTATCTCATCCTGACCCACATAGATCTTAGGTTTTTTATACCCTTCACCTACGTTGGTGATGTCGATGGTGTCGAGCACTGGTAGTATGTCATCACAGTTAGCATATAATGCTGTAGCATTAGCAGGAATAGCGAGGTCATAGAACTCCGTAAGTGGGTTAAGTGTAAATTTATATGTGCCACCAAGTGTCTGTAGTTTTAAACCAGGTGGAACATAAGAAGTCTTCTCTAGTGTTGCTAGAGCAGCAAATCCAGTGTTATCATAATCATAGTCTATTATTTGTAATATTGCTTCGTTAGGATCACCGTCCTCCTCTTGGTAGAAGAGTACATCTCCTGTGTCAGCATAGTCACCCAGTCCCTGAGCATCTACAAGGAAGTGCTTCTGTTCTTTCGGGCAGTATGTATTGTCTGGGTCTAGACCATAACCAACACCAGGCTTGTTGACTCTGACTTTCTCTACCTTACCATCTTTGATGATAGGTGTGAGGTCAGCACCTGATCCTTCTGGATCATTACATGTGAACATTGCTCTCACTCTAGCAGTGGTGTTGATGTTAGATCCCTTCCTTCTCATTAGCACACCAACCATAGCACCTATGTCATCAATGATAGGTAATGCTTTCAAAAGACTGGTGCTCTGTGCATTGTCAAAAATTAATTCTGGGAAGCATGGTTTCTTACGTGTGTTTTCTGGTGAGCAGTTGACAGTATCATAGTTGATCTTACCCTCTGAGTCACGGATAGGATAGACACTATCAAACTTCTCTACTAAACTCTTACCACTCTCGAATGTTCTAGATGTGACACCTGTTCCCGCTGCCCCAACCTCTGCGAACTCACCGTTCTTAGTGTTGAATGCTTTCTTAACAAACTTACCACCTATTAGTTTTGTAACTGGAACCCAACCACGTGAGTTAGGTATCGCTGTGCCAACAAGAGTGGTCTTACCATCTTTGAGAGCACCCTTTGCTGCATCAGCATACTGACTCATCTGCTTCATCTGCTTATCTGCTTCACTTTCCTTAGCACCTGATCCTGTCTCGAATGTTGATAGTCCAAGAGCACAAGATAGATCGCCTTCGCAAACCATGTCGATTAGATCAAGAACTTTACTAGCAATGCCCTGAATGATAGCAGCGTTGTTCTTGATAGCACCAAGTGCACCGTTTAGAATACCGAGAGCAGCATCAATACCAGCCATCAGTTTGTCCATGATGCCACCGAATAGGTCTTGGAAGATATCCTTTGCCAAGCATAATGCAGCGTCTAATGCTTGTGAGAGAAGATCTTTCAATAGACCACCGATTACGTCAGCTAACTCATTGAAGATTTGTTTGAAGAGACAGTTAACAAGATCTCCTATGTTCTTGAGTTGATCAACAGCAGGATCCAATAGTGAAGGGTCAGGGATCTTGATGTCATTGATGACCTTCTGGATCTCTTTCTGTGCCTCCTTCATTACTGTACCCTTGACGTTGGAGAGCACACCACCCATAAAACCTTGTATTCTACTCTGTATCTTCTCAATCTCTTCTGCTACGTCCTCAATCTTACCAGTCTGTTTGTTGATAAACTCACCTATATCATTCTTCTCTATACCTCTAGCAAACTTTAGGAACTCAGCAGTAGCACCCTTGATCTTAACGTCAGATGGTGTACCACACTTACCATTACCTACATGTATAGTATATCTCTTTCTGTCATCTGCTGCTTTCATTGCCTTTGTCGCAGCTGATGCTTCACCACGTGGGTTGACAGTTGATACTGTATTCTCCTCTGTTACTGTCTCCTCTTTCTTCTTGTTAGTTCCTGTCTTTACATCTGACTCTGCTGTGTCAGCTGTACCACCTACGACACCACCACCATCACCATGCTTCTCTGGTTTATAATCAGGTGCATGTACCTGTTGATATCCTTTACTACTTTCTAGTGGTAGTTTAGTGTATACATCCTTTGGGTTCTGGTCACTGATACTACCCATAATGACTGGTATCTGTGCACTGGATCCATCCATGAAGAATCCAACCACCCAACTGTTAACCTGTAACTGTTGAATAGAACCCATACCACTCTTCATAGCATAGACTACTGGCATAACACATGATGCCCATGGTAAGTCTCTAGTTGGTAGTATCTCTTTGTCTGGGTTATGATACCCTACGATTCTGACCTTGACCTTACCTGTATAGTCGTAGTCTTTAGATTCTGCGTTGGCACCCGTATACTCTGGGTCAGACCCGTCGTTCTCGACTTGTCCGATCCACCAGTTAAATCCATCTTTACCGATGGCATGGGCAGCACTTTCTAAATTCATCCTAAACTATCTCTGTATAATGTCACTCGTGTGGTCATAGTATCTGTCTCTGTCAGAAACTGACGATAGATCTTGCCTACTATGTATCTACCACTTGCTTCGGCATCTAGTTCTCCTGACCTAGCATTATACTTATTGATACGTACAACACTTCCAATATATAAATCTTGTTTCCCTTTATAGTCGAAACTAGCTGATTGATTGAAGAAGAATTGATTCCTTATCATAGACTGACTTAACTGTCGTGTCAAGTCCTGTGTGTATGTACCCTCTGTGTACATGGCTGTGTCCATCACCTTAGACATAATCCTTGTGGGTGCACCACCAGTCTCTGTGCTACCAAATCTTTTATAGAACTCTGGTAGTTCTGAAGTTGGGTTGAGTTTCTTCATCTCATCGTAGAAATCAGTAACAAAGAATGGTACCTCCTCATACTTAAAGTCTTTCATGTCCAGTGTAAACGTGGTGCTAGCATAACTTCCAAGATTTAAACCACGAAATATATCACTCGTACCTGTCAATGAGAATCCCTGTACATCTATTTCAGTCTCGTCTTCACTATCTAAGTTTACGTTAATTATTCTGTCAGTCTCCTGTAGCACTAGGGCATCCATTGCTTTGAAATGATATCCATTTCTATCTTCATAGAATAAGTATCCCGCACTAGCCTTACCACTTGTTGACTCTAGGATGGATCTCCATGCTAACCATGAAATAATAGTATATGGATCCCAGTATGGGCTGACGAAAGATAACTGAGTTGATGATATGTCAACATCAATTTGCTTGTCTGACTTTAATTCCTCTGTAATCAGTTCTGTTACTATGTCATGTGTAAACTTACCACCACCTTTACCAAATCTTCTTGATATCTTTGTCGCACCATTCTTTACAGCATCTGGACTGACACAATATAGGGTTGCCTGTGACTTATTACCATCAATAATCATACGATCTTTAACATCATAGACCACCATGCTATATGTAATGACACTATCATCATTATCTGTCCAACTTATATCAATCGGTTCCATACCCATCAAATTTGATAGCATTCCTGTACCAGAATCATTCATCTTGAGTATGAGTACTACATTTGATTTTGTGATGTCCTCAATGTAATGCAACTCTAGTAGATGATTGCTACTAAAAGGTTGTACTATCATTCCATCCTGATCAGTCTCTTTGTCATATACTGAGATTCCGATCTTGAGGTCTAGTAGTCTAAAGTTTCCTTTTACTTCTTCTGTCATAATATGTCTTGAGGTGTCTCCCCTCCATGTGTTGAGGTTATACTAGCGACTAAGTACTTACTAACCTTGAGTGGTGCAGGAGGTAATGAATCTGATTCATCAATACCCATGCCATTGATTCTAATCGCTGCCATCTCCCTCAACATAGCTTCTGTTGTATCAGGTTCGCTAGGATTATAACCCATAGGAAACTTAGTTTTCTGAGCCATTCTTGATTCATTTACAAGGGTGACCTTCTCAGTAAGTTCATTAATATTTTGGTTGTTGTATTGACTACCCTTACTAGCTGGTTGTATTCCACCTAGAAGTTTACTTACAAATCCCGTAGCAGCTTTAACCTGAGTAACTGCTTTAGAGTTCATAAACATATTCTTCGCACCCTGTGTGATATTGCGAATAGAATTCTTCATAGCATCAATCTTAGTATCACCACGAGTTGACAACGTGTCAGGTGCTAGTTTTGGATGTGAAGCACCACCAATACCTAAGTAACCAGGTGCACTCCTTACAAGTGATGGACCTCCCTGTGGAGCATAATCTTCCATGGTTTCATCTGAACCATAGGGATCAACCATCCTCTGAACCTCAGCTTCGTACGCATCTGCTTCTGCCATAAATCCTTCTTCTGTCTGCTGCTTCTTTTTCTTCTTCTTACCACCACCAAACATTCTACCCAAGGCACCGACTATACCACCACCCTGTACAAAGTTTCCAAATCCACTTTCTTTCTTTTTCTTCTTCTTCTTAGTTTTTACACCAAATGTCTTTCCTACCTTAGCTACCTGTCCTTCAACCGCTGCACCCTCACCACCTGGTACATCAAGGTTGTCCAACAATCCTGCTAATCCTGCTGCCACTGCCTTGAGTGGTAGTGCCATCGCATCTGCTAGTGCTTTTTTATACTCATCTAGTCCTAAATCTTTAGTCAGTTCACTGGCAACGTTCTTCTTACCTACCAGTCCTAAGCTCTCTAGTGACTTGACACCTGATTTTGTTTCAGGTCTCTGTGCTCCCTTGTTCAGGAAGTTCTGCATAGGAGACGGTGTAACAGCACCACCCTCTTTCAGTGCCATCCTAGCTTTCTGTGATGTAGCACCACCGTCAGCTATGAATGGGAATGGAGATGTCGTCTTTGGTGCATCCACCTTAAGAGTTGTTTCGCCAGGATCACCCTTGTCACCTTTCTCTCCCTTCTCTGGTTCTTGCTTCTCTTCTTTTTCCTCTACAACTTCTTCTTCTTCCTCGTCTACTTCAGGTTCCTCAAAGTCACTAGAATCACTTAAGTCAAGTGTTTGTAGTGAACCAGGTGAGATAAAGTTAGCAAACTTCCTCATGGTAGTCTGTGCTTTTAATACCTCATATCCATCTGCTAGGTCTCTCTTAATTTTTCCACCAGCTGAGTCATCTCTCTTATCTGCTTCAACAAGACTCTGTATATTTTCTGCCAATAAAAATTCTTTGTACTTATCCTCTTTGAACATAGCGTTCAACAGGGCGTTACGATCCTCGAACAACCCATTAAGATCACTTAGTACCTCATGTACATTGTCTATTGAAGGAAATTTATCCATTTAGTACACCATATTTACCAGAGAAAGGATCTATACCGTATGCTTTCACATCCTTCTCCGTTACTGTCACAATTTTAGTGACGGGAACTGGGAAAGGTTTTACCACAGGTACAGGGAAAGGAACATATTCAATCTTTGTCCTACCACCAAGGATAGATCCCACCATGTTACCTATGCCAGATAGAAGACCAGGACCTCCCATAGAACCACCACTGGTTGGCCACTTGACTGTGTTAGTTAGTGGGAACCCATAGGATGCACCGCCTTTACCTGTCGCACCTCCTGATGGTGGTTCGACTGCACTCAAGTTGATCAGTGGTGCATAAGGCAATGGGTCTCCTGCCCCACCATATCTAGTTGAGTCTTTCTTGTTATCTGCCTCAAAGTGAAGGTGTGGTCCTGTAGAACTACCTGAGCCAGGATCACCGACTGCTCCACCAGTTTCAGCAAGTTTCTCTCCTGCCATAAACTCACCAGTTTTCTTAACAAACTTACTTAAGTGTGCTATACGCATCTGTATTTTGGCAGCTGGTAACCAGACATCCATCATGTTTCCATATCCACCATACTCACCAGCTGCTAATATCTCACCTGGCTCAGTAAATCCTACGGGTGTGCCTACGGGAGTTCCTATGTCCACACCACCATGAGGTCTTTGTCTTCCTTCTGTTGATCCATACTTATCAGTAATTGGGAAGTTTGCTATTGACGTAGCAGTGTCTGAATCCCATGATGATGAAGTCATCACACCATTGACATCAGATATCGTATTCTTTACTGTTCTTTTTCTAAATTTTAATTTTTTACCATCTGCCCTAGCTGGTCTACTAAGCATACCCATTGCCATGCCTATGGGTGTCATCCCGAATGCTCCCTTAGCAAGACCCATGGCACCACCAGCCATCTTCTTCAGGAATCCTCCTGCCAGTTTTGCTATCTTACCACCCTTGAACACTGATATAGGTTTGCCTTTCTGTCCAAACACTGCTGCTATCTTTGCTGTCTCACCCAATATCCTTGAGGATTCTGATGTTGGTACAGGTAATGTAGACAAGAACCCTGTAGTGACATCTGTTAGTATGTTACCAACATTACTTAATAGACTTCGGAAAACAGGACCTAACTTAGAGTGTGGTACAACGAGTTCAGGTTCACCACCCTCAGCGATCAGTGCTTGTGTAGGTGAACTAACTTCACCCCCGTCTTTCATACCCGTGACATCTTTAGCGATCAGAGCAGCATCTATTCCTGCTGATATAGCAGTACCTGGACCTGGTATTGTAGATGCTATACCTGATCCCGCTTCCATAAGGGCACCTTGGACATCCCCTGCCAGTAATCTTTGTGCTCCAAACCCTAGTCCAGCTATGAGACCTATAACTGGTATCTTCTTCAATCCTATCTTGACTGCTGTCTTGGCAGCAAGTTTCGCTCCTACCTTAGCACCCGCCTTCTGTAGTCCCTTCTTCGTTGCTGTCTTTACTAATTTCTGGGCTACCTTCTTCTTAGCAGACTTAGGTATCAGGTTACTTATATTCTTCTTTAATGCTGCAGGTGCTGTTACTACCTTATCAAGAGCTGCTTTCTTTACACCCTTGACCTTACCGCCAATCTTTTTACCTATTCCACCGACAAATTTCTTTGCTCTACCAAATGGAGAACGCTGCACCTTCCTGTTTAGTTTAAGACCACCAGCTCTCAGGTTACGCCTAAACCTACCAAGTTTAGTCTTCTTATTTAATTTCTTATTACCAAGTGCCCTCTTTATCTTCCTTGCCTTGTTTAAGGTGTCTAATACACCACCACCTCTACGTTTCTTCTTTTTCTTCTCCTCTTCCTTCTGTGACTTACCTCTTACTGTAACTCTGGTCTGTTGTACCTGAGTCATAAAGAAGAACTTCCTTCTATTCCTGAGATACTCGATGTACTCCATCTCAGTATCTAACATCTCCTTGGCTGTAGAAGTTACCTTACCCGCAACAGGTAAGATCTTAACCCCAAAGATTTTAGATAGACGAGTGTTCATTACTTACGTTTTTGACGTTCCTTTTCTATACGATCTCTCTCATCCTTTAACCACTTAGCAAGCATATTGACGTAAATGTCACGCTCCCAAGGGATCATATTTTCTATGTCACTCAGAGTATATTTATGGTGTTGCACCAAGGCGAAATTCGTTTGATAGAATCTTGCTAACCCCTCTTGGAATAGGGCTACCCGAAAAAATTAATCAGTCCTTCGATACTTGCACTAGTTTTAACCCCTGTGTTAGGATTTGTAACTGTAATATCATGGCGAAGAGTAGGCATAGTGTCAAAGAAGTTTTGGACACTTTCAAACTGATCGTTAGTAAGCTTCTCAAGCCACGACTGAGCTTCTTTAGGTGTAAATGATCCACAATCTTCTCCTTTATTAAATACTCTGTCGATGCATGAGGATACCAGTTCGTAGGGATCCACTTCCTCTTCAGTAAAATTGACCTTAGTGAAGTAGTCTAGGTTAGGATACTTCATGACGACTACGATGTCATCATTGAGTTTAATCTCCTTGGCATGTCCCTCTGGGAACTTAACCTTGACTGCATCGACGGGGAAAGTCACGGGGACTTTAGTTTCTTTGTCGTCATCACATGGCACCTCTACCTCAATAGTTTCTTGGATAGATCTACCACGTAGTTGTAGGAAAATATATTCAACATCAAAGATGGCAAGGTCGTCCATCTTAAATCTACTGGTGATACAGCTTTTGAATATATCTTTGATTGCTTCTAGTATCTGAGCACTGTCGTTCTCTTCCAATGCTAGGATCAGAATCTTCTGTTCTTTAACAAGGAAGGGACGATATTTTAGTTTCTTCTTAGACGAAGGTACAACCAACTCATAGGTTGGAGTGATTATATCAGGTAATGGCATAATAAATTAGTCCGTATATATTATATATCAGCCTTCTACAGGGATTACTTTAGGTACAGCGAACGGTACATACTCAGCATACTCATAGTACATTCCTATACTCAACTTCACAACTCCAGATCCAGATGAACTGTAAGGTACAGATGACATCATATAAGGATATGAGTTGATTAGTTTGATGGTGAACACGTGGTACTGGTCATCCTTGTATGAGTTACTACCTGCAGCAGGATACTTCTCATACTTCTTGATGATAGTATCAGCAACATAGTCAGAGTAATAGTTCTGTGTCAATGCTCTCTGTAACTTACCGAAGTTGCCTTGTTCAGCACCTTGTATGAAGTCTTGCCATCCTCTAAAAAATCTATATGCTTCAGATGTGACATCAAGTATGAATGACAGATCCATCTCATTATATACCTTTGCCATTGCTGGCTTCATATTAATTCCTTTATGTACTGACTTGACATCCTGACTTGTTAATGAGGTGCCAGGTATCTGGATCTCGTTTGCGAGATCAACCATAAGTTTGTTGAAAGAGAGTTGCTCTATACCATACTCTACTAATCGTGTCTTTAATAAATTACTGACACCACCAAACTCCAGATCATATTGGTTGGTAGAACTAGGTCCTCCACTGTTTTGTAGATCTGCTAAGAATGATGTAACGCTTTTGAGAGTCATAAATAACCCATATGGGGTGGTATTTTTATTTATGTCTCTAAAACAAGGAAAGTTCAAACCAAAGTACTATAAGAAGTACAATGGAGATCCCACTGACATATTTTATAGGTCAGGATGGGAACTTAAGTTCATGAACTGGTGCGATATGGATAGTAAAGTTGTTAGTTGGTCATCAGAAGAGATAGTTATCCCATACAAGTGCCCTACAGATAACAGGGTGCATAGGTATTTCCCAGACTTCTGGGTCAGAGTCAAAGAACCCAAAGGAACCAAAGAGTACCTAGTGGAGGTGAAACCATTGAAACAAACAATGGAACCAAAACCACAGAAACGTCAAACCAAACGATACATCACGGAGGTGTTGACCTATGCTAAAAACGATGCAAAGTGGAGGGCAGCTAAGGAATACTGCCTCGACAGAGGAATCGAGTTCAGAATCATCACAGAACGAGAGCTCAGAATTAACTACTCTGCTCCAAAGTCTAAGGGGAAGCAAGCTAAGCAAAGCTCAACTAAGAGAAAAAATATTTGAAGCACTCTATGATAATGCTACTGAGCAACCAGAGGTAGGTAAGTTCTACTTCTTTGAGTATGACCCGAAGTTTAGAGATAGTTTAAAGAAATGGGATGAGTACCCACTAATAAAACTCATGGAAATTAAGAAGAATATGATGTTAGGAATGAATATTCACTTCCTCAGACCAAAAGCTAGACTTGGGGCACTAAATAAAGAGGAAGCACCTATGTCGACGCTTCGCTACTACATACCTAAGAATGCCGATAACTTGTTCTTCGAGATACCAGAGGAAGACATGCAGGCAATGAGTCAACTACCACTAGAACAATTCCACACAAATAGATGACATCTGGAAATAAAGTATTATATGGAGATTATAAGGAGTATCCTAAAGGAATAAAGGATATACCTTTTGCTTCGTATTTAAAAATTACAAGGTATCAGTATAATGAAGGTATCAAGAAAGCAAGAGCTGGTGGAGAACAGGGTGCTTTTGGTGCTCTAGGTAATGAAGCAACCCAGAAGATCGTCGATTCAACAAGAGGTGCAGCAGCATTCACGTTTGGTGGACTAGACAAGCAGTCTGGTGAGCTGAATAGATTTCAAGCAGAGATTTCAGCAATAGCTAGGAGTCAGATGTCCAAAGGGGCAGATAAGAAGAAAAGAGACGGATCTCTTAAGAAGATTAAGGAAGGAGACTATAGCAATATATCATTCCCCATCAAATTACAAGATGGAACAGAAGTAGAAACCAGTGCTGAGTTAGCATCAATAAAGAATAAAGCAATAGAAGTTGCCAATAGCACATCTTCAATATATTTCTTACCCATGCCTAATGAGTTTCAATATTCATATGGAGCAGAGTGGGGAAATACATTCAAGTTGGGCACCATGGCAAGATTACTTGATGATCCAGCTGGAGCTGTAGGTCAAATGGCTGCCACAGGTGCAGTGGGTGCAGCGGGTAATGCTCTCTCACAACTGGGTTCTGAAGCTTTGGAAGGAGCAGGTGGAGATATATCTCAACTTCTTGGTTCTGCATTTAAATCAGCAGCAGATCCATTAGGGCAGAACGGAAATATTGCAAATCCAGTTAACGTGTTAGGTCTAGCAGGGTTAGCACCTAATGAGAATGCTATCATGTTGTTTAGTAAAATGACTATGAGAGATTTTAGTCTATCGTTTGAGTTCTTCTCACGTGACGAGAATGAAGCGAACGACGTTGATAGAATCATTAACGGATTCAAGACGGGTATGCACCCAACAGCAAACACCAACGCAACGGGAGGTGTACTGGGGTTCCCAGATGTGTTCCTATTGGAACCATGGTTCGGTCTAACTGATGAAGATGGTAATGTTAAAGACGGTGGTAGTCCACACCCAATGATGCCACGTTCTAAGATGTGTGCTCTCACAAGTCTTTCAGTTAACTCTTCACCATCTAACAATTTTGTAACTACAAAAGATGGTAAGTTACCACTACAGACTGTTATTATGAACTTCTCAGAGACAACAGCACTCACACGTTCAGATCTAGATACAGGAAAATTCTAATGAGTTTATTTGAAAACGCACCCAATGTAGTATACAACTATACCGATCAAATTTTAGATCCGAAAATTTATACTGCGAAAAATTTATGGAGAAGAAATGACATCAGAGACGACTATCTATCAAACGTCGTACTATTTGATGACTTCTTTATCAATCCTGGCGAAACACCAGAGTCTATAGCATTTAATTATTATGAGAGAGCAGATTTTGGATGGACTATTCTAATAGTAAATGACATCACTAACTTCCATGAGCAGTGGCCAAGGTCAGCAACAGCATTAAAAGAGTATGTGTACAATAAGTATGATAATCCTGACTATGTGATGATGTATGAGACAACAAATGTTGTAGATGCTTTAGGTCGTCAGATCGTGAAAGAAGGATTAAGAGTGCCTTCTAACTATCAGGTGACATACTATGATGGTACAGCATCTGCGGGTGTAACTGTAAATCCAGTGTCACCAGTGACATACTTTGAATATGAACAGAGATTGAATAATGAGAAGGAGAAGATACAATTAATAAAACCCACCTATATCCAAGAGTTCGTAAATATATACGTAGCCTCCCTTCATCAAGGTGGGTCTTTAGTTGTAGGTCAGTCTAAGACTGAAATTAAAATAGACTAAGGAACAAATCCTATTCCTGTGTCAGGTAAATCGCCTGGATCAATAGTATAAGTAAATCCATCGTCCGTGAATGATGGAAAATCATAACCCAGAGCATCACCTAGAGCATCCATATCGCCACCGACTCTTTCGTTAGAGAAGGTGGTTTTGTGGTCTTCATCGAAGATTTTTAATCCTGCGTCTGTTAACACATGGTTGTACATCTTCTCGAATACACTTGGTGGTATGGTACAAATATGAGCACCGTTCCAGAATGCGAGTGTAACCTTAGCAACGTCACGAATAGATGCTGCCAATACCTCAGTATGGATACCATGTTTCTTGTAGATATCAACTATAGAACGAACAACTTCTACACCTGAGTGAGAGTTGTCTTCTAGTCGACCAACAAAAGGTGAGACATATGCTGCCCCTGCCTTTGCTGCTAGGATTGCTTGTGCTGTACTGAATATTAATGTTACGTTAACTCTAATTAATTCTTTTGAAAGAATGTTACAAGCAAGGAGTCCGTCTGGTGTACACGGAACCTTGATTGTAGCACAGTCACCAAACTTTGCTTTTAGTCTACGACCTTCAGAGATCATAGCTTCGGCATTGCCTACGACTTCCATAGAGATATCACTGATTCCTATGTCTTTGAGTTTTTGATACACCTGTTCTGGGTGTCTGCCACTCTTCATTATAAGGGTAGGGTTGGTTGTTACACCATCAATAAGACCTGTTTCGTATGCGTCTTTAATTGCCCATACGTCAGCGGAGTCAATGAAAATCTTCATAGTTATTCGTTAGCAAGTTTAGCAAAGTAGGATAATGCGTCATCTTCTTCTTCGTTTGGAGCAGATGCCGACTTGAAGGATGGAGCTGCGGATGCTGCTATCTCAGTAGCACCTTTGACCTCTCTATACTTTCCTTCTGACTCATCTTCCAACTCTGCGTCTGGGACTCTACGAGTTGGTTGAGTAGCACTAAGAACTGTCTGTAAACGAGTCTCTAACTCTTCAAAAGTTTTGAACTTATCAGCAGCAGTGAAGTCAGTTAGACTGTACTGTTGTGACCATAGTGTCTCTAACTCTGAATCATCAAATCCTTTTAGTGTGCTTGGTTCAGCAAACTCAGACTTGTCATAGTTCCAATAACCTTCTACCTTTCTGATCTTCACCTTGAAGTCAGCACCCTTCCAAAAATCGAATGGGTTGATAGGGGTCTCATCAGCAAATGCGGGTTGCATTGCTTCGGTAAGTTTATCAAAAATCTTC